TATCATTTAAAGAAGTTTTAAAAGTCATACTAGATGTCTTAACTAATACAGGTATAGTTTGTATTACTGTTGGATTTTCTTTTTTAGGTACTTTCATCCATACATACTCGCTCAATAATAATTCTTCAAAATATTGATTAGCCCATTCAGGATAGTAGCCAGAACTTAATTTATGAGATTGTTTACCTTGTGTATTGAATATTTTAGTTGGTGCATCAGAACTAGAATAATCAGCATACTCATCTGTTGGGTAGTCTAAAATATTAGCCTGATATGTTTCATTAGTTCTATTTAATGATTTAACTTTCTTTAAGAAAAACCACAAGTCTTGTTGCACTCCATATCTATTTATAAAAACTATCTGCACACCACTTCCATATTTAGTACAATCTATTCTAGTTATTGTTAGGTCAACACTATCTTCGGTGATTTTAGTTTCAGTTGTGTTGTAAGAAGATGTATAAATTGTTCCATTTGTTTTACAAAATGGTACAATTCCACTTTCTCCAATAGGCACAAAGATTTCAAAACTATCGGTAGCACTTAAATTTTGTGATGCAACCATCCAGCTTGGTTTACTTCTAAATGGAACTATTGGATTAGATAACTCACCAAATTCTCCATAAGCTTCATAACCCTCATCATTATAAGTAACTGTTGCAACTGCTGTACCTCCTCCATTAACTTGAGGGTGTGTGGTAAGTACTGTAACTATTGTAACGCTATCAACTGTATAAGCAGAAGAATAACTAATAGTTAAATAATCTCTAACCAATTCTGATATATCAAAGTTGCATCCAGTACTTGCACTTACATTTTTAGTTAGTGTATATCTTAATGTTCCCTCTATTGTTATTGTACATTTTGCTGACAACACTCCTGATGCTGGTATTTCTATCTGTTTATATTGTGGGCTTCTTAATGCTATTAATGCCATTATTTTATATTTTGTTGTTCTAAATCTTTTATTAAGGCTTCTCTAAATAAATCGCCATATCTTTCTATTCCTCTTTGATATGGTACGCTAAAAAACTCATTGCCTTTTAAACCTCTATTGTATATGTTTGATGCTATTATGTAAGCGATGCTATCATAGTTACCAGCTTTAAATTGACCACCTTTGCTCGTTCCTTTTTGTTGTCTAAATCTTACACCTTTAATTTGTGCCCAAGTTTTTATTTTACTTAAAAAAGCATCCCAAGTTCCTGCGTAATTTCCACTACCAAACTTGTATGGTGAGTTGGGTGCTTGTTGTCCTGTTATTTTTGCATTAGGCGATAATCGGCTTGGGTCTTTACCCATTACACCTTTGTCAACAAAACTCCCATAATCTTCCATAAAGAATCTAACGATAACGCCTGTTGCATCTTGAGTTATTTTTTTATCTAAAGAACTATATAACGCTCCTTTACCTTTTTTATCTTTAGTTAATCTTGTTCTTGATTGCTGTATAACATAATTAGCAAAAGTTTTAGCTGCTATTTCTAAATTATCAAATGTCATTAGCAAATATATATATCATTATAAATTAGAATATCCATTGTAGCAGTCCATCCTGCTAGTTGATTTTCAAACCTATCATAAAAAGGTTGAAAACTAGGGCTACCATCTAACTGATACATTTCTGTATATAATGCACCTTTTCTTAATCTTTGTGTTAGCCTATTTAAAACAGCAAGTTGTGTATTTAAAATATCTTGTTCATTATTATTGCCTGTAAATCTATCAGCTGTTTCATTTTTAGATTGGTCAACAATATCCATTGCAATTATGCTGATATTAAATCTTAATACTTGTTCCTCATCTGTAACATTATTTACAATAATATGACCCATCGGAAACATATCTTGTTTGTTTAAATTAACATCAGAAATATTTCCTGTTGTAACTGTATTAATGCTTTGGTCTTTTAAAAGTTCTTCTTTTATTGTTTCAGTTAATTGGTAAAAACCTCTGATGCCTTGATTGCTCATTTAAATTTCTTTTTTATTTCTTTAGATTCTAATTCGTTTTTATCTTTCATAAATGATAACATCATAAAACAATTATGTACATTTAGTTTAGTGATACTTTCAAGCCTTGTAATATCCCCTTGAGAGAGTCCATAAAGAGATTGATACCAACCCCATTTTCTTGAGAAATTAGATATTCCGTCAAGGCTTCCGTCTGACCCTCCTCCAAAGAGTTCATCATAGTTTGAGATAAGTCTATCCCTAAATTCCACAAAAAAAAAATAGAACTCATAACTGCATCCATTGGCATATTTAAAATATCTCTATTTTCTTTAGCTGTATATTCTTCAATATTATATTTGTCTTGAAACTTACCTACTATTGGTCTGTATAAAACATTCATAGCTTTATCTATATTATCCCAATCGCCAATGTAAGTATCTAAATCAATATATTCTCCTAAACTTAATTCATCTAATTGAGGGTGGAAGCCATACTCAACTCCATTTAATTTAAACCTTTGAACTAGATTAGGTTTTTCTTTAAATAATTCAGAAAGCAAATTTATTATTTCTTCACTATCTTTTAGCCTTAATCTCATTACATCTTCTAATTTTGTTTTACAAAATATCTCAATCATTTTAGCATTTATAAATCTTTCTTCTTTTACTTTATCTTGTATTTTAATATAGTGCTTATATTGATGTAGTGTTATTTCATTTAACGATGTAGGTATATCTATTTTCAATTTCATATATATATAACGTATTTAAATTGGGATTTTATAATAATACTAAAGTAATAAAAAAAGGCGAGTATTTCTACTCACCTCTTTCTAACAAAAACTAAACAAAATAATTATAATTCTAGTTCTTTCATTTTGTCATATTTCTTTTTTAGTTCATTATATTTGTCTAGTGCTATGTTTTTTTCTAATCTATAATCACTTAAAGATGTTTTGTATAGCCTTGCTTCTTGCTCCATTGTATTACACCAAAAACAAATTCCAACAAAACTATCTTCCATAAGTTTTAGCTCTTTATTATCTGGGCTTTGTTGCCTCCACTTCTTAATTAAATTAATTGCAGAATCTATATGAGCATAAAATTCTAGGTCTTTAAGGTTTTGTATTTTTGTTTTATTCATTTAAGTCTTTTAGTTTATATTCTTTGCTTCTTATTTTTCTGCGTGTTTCTTTAATATCTTCACCTAAAAATTGATTTCTATATTTACCTGTCGTAGGTGAATAATCCCAATAGTATCTATCTAAAAAGATTTGTCCTTTATTATTTATAAATATTATTATAGAATCATAGCTTTGAAAATAAACTCCTTTCGGTGTTCTAATTTCAAACTGATTAGCAATTATATTTCCGTAATCGCTTGTCATATTTTTTACTTTTAAATTTTTCATTTTGTTTTGTTTTTTAGTTCTTTTATATCAGAACTAACGTGAAGACTTTCTCCTAGCTATTCAAAGCTATTAAATGTTGTTTTGTTAATTCCGATATTTTAAAGAACGTTTATTAATAATACTTAAAGATACAAATAACTATTTAATTAACAAAATTTTTAATAACTTTTTTATTGTATTGTATATTTCCCAAAGTTAGGGCGACTTAATATGGAATAAGTAGCATATCTCACAGCATCAGTAATGTGGTTATTCTTATCTTCTGGTATGTTTGTTAGCTTGCCTGTTCTATCTTCTTTCCATTTATAGTTTCTAAACTCTTGTATAGCATTAGTAGAATCAGCTGTTATATTTAATTTATATCTTTTTAATAAATCTATACCAGCATTAATTGAATCTTTACCTTTTAAGCTTGGTCTTATGTTCCAGCCCATTCTTCGTAGTTCATCTATAAGTCTAGGTTCAGCACTATCAAAATAAATTTGCTCCCTCATTATTCCTATTTCTTTAAATTTGTTATGTATATCTAAAGTAGTCATCATAGTTCTATATAAATGTTCTTTAATATATAAATTGTAGCCTTTTAAATAAACACTAACTAAAGTTGAGGGGTCGTTGGTATATCCTGCATCTGCACCATAAGCTACAAAACTTGCATCTTCAGGTATTTGATTACATTCATAGTATTTAAATATAGTTGCCTTACTTATTCCTTTTAACCCAAGACCATATATCTGCCAATATTGTTCATCTGTTTCTCTTAATCTTTCTATTTCTTCTTTTATAGTTTGTTCTAAAAAAGGATTATCTAGATAAGTAGTTCTATAAAATGAACAATCTTCTCTAGGTATTATTTTATCATATATCCAATGATACTCATCAGAGGGATTATAATCAATAACTATTTTGTCATCTGTTCTAAATATAAGCTGCTGCCAATCTTCCCAATATAATTCGTTAGCTTCATTAATAAATAATAAAGACCTTTTACGCCCTCTAACTTTTTGTGGCATATCTAAACTAATAAATTCAATAAGGTTGGAAAATAATTTATATTCTGAATTTGATTTGTTATGAAATTCCTCGCTATAAATTTGGTGATGTTTTAAGATAGATAAGAAATCTCTCATTACAGAAGCCCTTAAACTTGGAAAAGTTTTACGACAAATAGTAATGGTTTTATTTTTATTTTGAGTACAATAATAAAATATTATCCATAGTAATATGTTATAAGTTTTTCCTGACCTTGTTCCTCCTTGTTCAACTATTATTTTACTAGTATCATTACAAAGATGTTTATATACAATGTTAGTCTGTATCTTCGGTTTTATCAATTATCTCAATTTGAAAGTTAGTAGGCATACCATCAGCACCAGTTATTTCTTGCCTTTCAACATAGCCTCGATTCTTGCCTTTAGCTTTTAAATAAAAGATAGTAGATGAAGGTACTCCTTTGCTTATTTGTTCGTGCAGTTTGCTTTCAGCAAAATCTAAAGCTACATTTTTTAAATCATCTACTTGTTCTTTGAAATTATTATCTTTCTTATACCATTCATAGAAAGTACTACGATGTACTTTAGCATTCCTACAAGCTGTTGTTACTACTCCTAATGATTTCTCTAAAGCTTTTAAAAGTGATTCTTTTTTTATAGTGTCGGATTTTGTCTTTTTATTCATTTCTTATTCCATTTAAAAATTCATTTCTAGCTGAATCATTATCTTTAAAATATCCAATTAGTTTTGTAGTAGTAGTCCAAGTGTTATGTTTCTTAACTCCTCTCATCTCCATACATAAATGTTTTGCTGTTAGTTGTACAGCTACTCCTTTTGGCTCTAATTTCTCCATTAAAAATTCAGCTACTTGTGTTGTTATTCTTTCTTGATTTTGTAATCGTCTTGAATAGGTTTCAAGTGTTCTAGCTAGTTTACTTAAACCTACTATTCTTTTATTTGGAATATACGCAATAGTTCCATAACCAAAGAAAGGTGCTATATGATGCTCACATAAAGAATGAAAAGGTATTCCTGTTTGTATTATCATTTCATCATATCCCTCTCCCTCAAAGGTTGTACAATTCCATTTAGGAGGGGTTAAGAATTCTTTTAAGAATTTAATATATCTTTTAGGTGTTTCTTTTAATCCCTCTCTCTCTACATCTTCTCCAAAGTATTGAAGCACTCTAGTAATATTAGCATCTATATCTCCCTCTGAATTTTCCCAAGGAAAAACTAACCACTCATTAGTAAATTCTTTTCTTTTATCAATTAATACTTCTATTGGTTTATCGTATTTAATATATCTTTCTTTAGTTGCTCCACTATCAATTAAATCATCTACTATAACATCACAATCATCTATATTATCTACAGCGTTGCCTAATATTCCAGCTACTACTTGACCACCTCTAGGTATTCCCCAGAATTTAGCCTTTGGATATTTCTTTCTTATTCTGTCTGCTCTTTTATTTATCTGCTCCCAAGTTATAAATTTTTTCATATCCAATTTTTAATATTATTATTACTGCTAATACTATTGTTAAATTTAAGTGACCCTCGCCACACATTCCTGTTAAGTGTTTTAATATTTCCATTTTATACTCCTGTTTTTTTATTCCAAATTTCTATATGTAATCGTGTAGTAAAATTAACACATTCTTTTTTTGCTAACTCAACTACATTAAGTTTATTCTCATTTAATAGTTCTTGATTTTCTCCTGCTGGCATCAAGTAAACTTTATCTCTATTAATAATAGGCATATATAAATATCCTATTTCGTGCCATTCTTTTTTAGTATTTACTACAAATTTAAAAATGGTATGAAATTTGTTTAGTACTTCTATTACTTCAGGTTTATAAGCTACTGATTTATCATTTCCACTATTAGATAGTTTAGGGCTACAATTCCAAAGCGTTACTTCTTCTAAAAGAAAATCGCTAGGCATAATTGTTCCGTTTGTTTCTACTTCAATGTATGGCTCATCTACTATCTCATCTTTAATGTAGTTTATAAATTCTTCTAATGCGTTTTGTTGCATCATAGGTTCTCCTCCTGTTAAAACAATATGTGCTCCTTTTTCAATTGCTTCTATACAATCTTGATGTAAAACATCTTCAACTAACATTGCTTCTCCATTCATCCATACTTCAACTGTATCGCAACGCCATTCAGCTCCGTTATGAAGCTCTTTATCGAATTGTGTACCCATACCACCACACATTAGATTACATCCACCCAATCGTACAAAAACACTTGGTATTCCTACTGTCTTACCCTCTCCTTGAATAGAGTAAAATACTTCACTAATTATTAATTTCTTCATATATTGCACTGTTTTTATTATTTTCAAAACATTCCACTTTTACCACCTTACATCTACCTCCATTTGTTTTAGATAAAGTATCGTTAAACTTATCAAAGACTAGCTTACAACAACTCTCTGCTCCTATTTTATCTAATATAGTTAATTTAGCTAAGCCCAATTCTTCTAACCATTTAAAAGATTCTAATTGAGGGTCATCTTTTTCAATTAATAAAGTGTGGTCGAACATATCGTCCATCCATTTTTTTAATCCATTTCCTTTTGGTTGGTCTTTAAACCCTCCAAAATCTACTACCCAATTCATTTCATCTAGTTCTCCATTAATAGGTTCAAACCATATTTTGAATTTCAAAGCATATCCGTGTAAAAGTTTACAATGAGAATGTTGTGCTTTATGTTGCCTAATAGCAATAGAATAGTTATCAAATAATTTTGTAGATTGAAATTTATTCATAAGTTTTAGTTTTGATTACCTGCTGCTCGACCATATTTGTTTTTTAATATTTCACATTGAAAAATAGAACAAGCGTAGTTAAAAAATCCTTTGTCTGTAATATTGTTTACTCCTTGATATTCAGTCCATTGTTTAATTTGGTTGTAATATTTTTTAATAATTTTATCTTTATTTAATTGTTTTATAGATTTTTTCCCACTCATTAAATCAAACCCTCCATATCTCATAGGCTGCATCCAACTTGTGCTATCGCTTGAAGAACAAAAAGAACATTTTTCTAACAAACTATATTCAGTACATCCAAGTAAATGAATATCAATGTCAGGTTTTTTGTTTTTTATATAACAAGCCAAACGATAAGTATAATCTTTTTTCTTTAAAATTCTTAATTCAGGTATAGATAAAGCAATGTAGTCTGAATACTCAATCATTCTGTCTAATCCTTTTTGACCATCCTCAAAATGAAAAACATTTATTTGTCTATTGTTTGAGTTTTTTTTCAAATGCTCTCTAAATTTCCAAGCCTGTTCAACTCCTAATACTTTTTGACAATCTACCTCAACATAAGTTCCTTTGTATTTGCTTTCATCCATAAAACGCAAAATACAATCTGTCCAATATGATAAAAACTTTTCACTCTTTTCTCCTTTTTCAGAGCCAAACATTAAAGTAAATAAACCACTATCCATAATGACGTGTTCAAATTCATTTTCAATTATATTAGGAATATGAGAATATTTAATATCAGATAAATTCTTTTTCCCTTTAATAAATGGGTACACAGTAAATAAAGAATATTTTACTTTAGCTTCTTTTTGACAAAGAGTGTGGAGTAATACCTCTGCTCCTGCGAAATGTACTTTTAAATTTTCTTGATTTGGTACTATCATAAACTTACTATTGCTCCACCTTTCCTATCTTCATACACTTCAACTTTTACATATCCATCTTCCATTCCATATTCTAATAACTCTTGTGCTATATCTTCACAACTCATACTATAAAAATTACAAGGCGTTCCATAACTTTCTGTTAAATAAAAAACAGCTTTGTCGGTTTCAATAAATATTTCTTTTTCTCTATTGTTATGAGAAACATCAATATGAATTCTAATTTGAAACAAATGACGATGTTTGTGTTTTAAAAAATCCACTTCAGGTATTGCTTCTTTCCATTGATGAAAGCCTACTATATCAAAATCTAAAACTACTCTTTTATTCATTTTTATCAGCGTATTCACAAGCTTCATTATAAGCGTTGTTATGGTTAGCTTGTATGTAATCTACAAAATCTTTATGCCATTCTAATTCATTTTTTGTTTCTTCTTTCTGCTCTGCTGCTTCTTCAAAGAAATCATCTAGGTTTGCACTATCAGTCCACACATCCATTCCCCAATCATTCAGCTTGTCATTCTCCCATCCATTGGCTAACATATCCCAATCCCATTCACCGAATCCAACATTATCTTTTACAATAAATTCTTGTTCTTGTTCTTGTGTTAACTCCCAAGCTTTTGCAATCCAAACTTCTTTTAGCCCTGCATCAATACAAGCTTTTAATCTCATATTACCTCCTAACACTATCATCTCTTTATTAACTACAATAGGTCGTAATTTTAACATCTCAGGAAAATCTTTAATACTTTGAACTAATTTTTCAAATTTATGACCCTTTATTAATCTTGGATTGTTTGGGTTTGTTTTTATTTTATTTATTTTAACTTGATGTAGCATAACTATATAACGTAATTAATTATTAATTTTTTTATACATATATTCTAATACTTGATAATCTCTATAATTTGCTTCATATTGTATTAGGATTAATTCATATTCTAAAGTGTGAGAATCTTCTGGTCTATTAATTTTCGTTGCTAAATCATTTAATTTCTTTTTTAAAAAGAATAATTTAGAATCTAATTTATTTTGTGACCTTAATTTTAATTCTTCATTTGATAGCTTTTTCCTCTCTATATTTCCATTCCCAACTTTTTGTA